AAGATTCGATTTGTTGTTTATAGAAAACTTACTCCCATGCAAAAAGCACATGTGTGGGAAACTACAAACAACAGCACACCAGTCAATCATCAAGAAATGATGAATGGTGTTGGTGATACACCTGTTGCAAATATGATTCGTCAATTTGCAAGAACTGATAATAGATTGAAAAGCTGGAATCATCCTCTATTTGAAGTAAAGTATAACAAAGACAATAAAATTATTGGAGAGTGGCTATCTTTTGATCCTACACGATTGACATATGATCGTCTTGTTGCTCGAATTGCTTCTGTGGTTCATCAGAACGAAAAGCCAAGTTCATGTGACGATGCAGAGATTGAAATTCTATATTGTGATTCCAAGATTGATGATAATAATATCAAATCTATGGAAAAGAAGGTCAAATCGTGTCTAGATTTTATCTACACTATTGCTAAAGAAAAGCGAAATACCATTTCACATTTCGCAAAGATCACGGAGGATGAATTTATCATTCTTATGCGTCTATATTTCACTTACAAAGATCGATATGATAGTTTCTCCATCAAAGATACTCGTGAATGGTATGACTATTTCAGACTAGCTTTTTCTGGTCTCAACAAGAAAAATCCATCGGATTATGGATTGGAAATGATCGATACCTATGAGAAAAATTCTAAAGAAAAGAAGATGCGTGCCGCTCTATTTTCTGAAAATCTGCGGAAACATCGCACTCTTCGATGGAATGATTCGGTAAAATGGATGGAAAAGTATTATTTAATTCCTGAAGAATTGATCGAAAGGAAGATTTTGATCGTTCTTGATTCGAGGAGAAAAATTAATCGTTCAGATCGTGAACTTTTGCTTAACAAGCAGAGAGGTCTCTGTTACATTGATGGAAACAAATTGATGCTAGAAGATGCAGAAGCTGGACATATTATTCCTCATTCTGAAGGTGGATCAACAAGTCTCGATAATATCGTAATGATCAGGCGTATTCATAATTCCAAAATGGGTTCTATGAATGTGGAAACATATAAAGAAATGTATCAACGGAGAAGCAATGTCTGATATCTTCAAAGACATAATTCCTTCGTTACTACAGAACAAAAGTTCTGTGGTAACCGAAGCTAATGAAAAAGATTATGTGCCTTATATCGTCAATAAGGCACTATCTTTTCATTATGATTGTATCCTGTATGCAAATGAGATGAACAAGAATCCTAGTGTAGACAAACTTTTACAGTTTCATTTTTTTCTAAATAGTGTAAGAGGGTATAAAAGACCCTTCCAGAAATGGATTAAGAAGGATACTATAGAGAATTTAGAAGCAATAAAGGAGTATTATAAATACTCTAATGAGAAAGCAAAAGAGGTTCTTTCTATATTATCTGATGAACAAATCACTACGATAAAAAAGAAACTAGATAAAGGTGGTGTAAATGATAAACATAAGCGACCTCGTGGAGGTGAAACTTAAAAATCCTGACGATTTTCTAAAAGTAAAAGAAACATTATCAAGAATTGGTGTTGCTTCAAGGAAAGATAAATCTCTATATCAATCCTGTCATATTCTACATAAACAAGGAAGATATTTCATTGTTCATTTTAAGGAGATGTTCTTACTAGATGGTAAGAAATCTGACTTTTCAGAAGACGACAAAGCCAGAAGAAACACAATAGCAAATCTTCTTCATGAATGGGAACTATTAGATTTGGTTGATGAGAATAAGACAGATTCACCTGTATCTAATCTAAATAAGATAAAAGTCCTTTCTCACAAAGAGAAATCAGAATGGAATCTAGTGACTAAATATACTATAGGAAAATCAAAATCCAAAAAGGAATAAAACAAATGTTTAGCAACTTTCTTTCTGTAATGAAGGAAAAACTATCTGCTGCATACATAACTGTTAAGAATAATCTGCCAGCAATTTCATTCAAAAATATTAAACTACCAAAGTCAACTGCTGATGTTGAATGGGATAATGATGGTCAACCAGTGTTCAAACCAAAGAAGAAAAAAGACTAATGAGGAGTCTATATTATGACATTGAGTTTAGGTTTTTATAAAACACATCCTGATGTGATTATACCAAATTTCTCTACAAAACAATCTGCTTGTTTTGATATTGCATACCAAGGACATGGTAAAAATTCATATGATGGATACAATGGAACTAATAAAAAATTTAGTAGACCAACACCCAAAGGTCAAGTATTCATCAACAGTCAAGAACGAGTCTTAGTGCCCACAGGATTGATTCTAGACATTCCTGTGGGTTACTCTGTTCGACTTCATGCTCGATCTGGACTATCAATCAAGAATGGTATTATCCTAGCAAATAGTGAAGCTGTTATCGATTCTGATTATGTAGATGAACTCTTTGTTCTACTATATAACAGATCAACTGTTGGACTATGGATTTCCACTGGTGATCGAATTGCACAAGGCGAATTGGTAAAACAAGAATCATATACCATGAAAGAAGTGAAGAAGAAACCAGTTCAGAAGAGTGATAGAAAAGGTGGAATGGGTTCTACAGGAGTAAAGAATGCTACAGCGGCTTAATTTTCCTATTGGCGGACCAGCAGATCCAGTATTGAATGTAAATGGTCCAAGGATAATCAACATCTATGGTAAGATCAAAATTAGTGTTGTAAGTGAGAATGATATTACCATAGAAGGACTAGAAGCAGTAAAGATCAAGACCGATGAACTCGATCTTGATGCCAGAAACATTAGTATTCAGGCAGAAGAAAATCTGTATATTGGTGCAGGTAAACATTTAGTTCAACAAGCACCAAGAATTGATTTGAATCCAGAATATGATGCTTCGGGGTATAAGAAATAATGCCATTTCCAGCACATAGACATGGAGATTTGAGAACTTGTAAAGCGACAACCGTTGTCAAGAATCAAACAACCGTCTATGTGAATAATAAGTTGTGGGCAGTAGAAGGTGATCCAAATACAGATGAAAATGGCGATCTTGTTCCTGTAACAGGAGACACGGTATTTATCCAAAACATTTTGGTAATCGTTCATGGTCCTGACAATGCTTTTCCAGATAATCTATGTATACCTTTAAATGGTCAACATTGTACTCCATTTACTGCACAAGGCTCTCCAAACACATTTGCCTATTGACATTACCACTAAAATGTTGTATAAATAGTATTGTTGAGGGTCTAAAGGTTTTGCGTACCTCAACAATATTATTTATAAAATTTTTACTTGACAATTATATGCCTATACTATATATTATAGTGGATTGGAGTTGCTTAACGAGGACTCCGATTACGAAAAACTTGCTTAAAGAGGAGTAGATAAATATGTCAAATAGATCACTTAATATCGCCGATCCTTTCGGATTTTCTCGCTTATCAAAAGGCACAATTGGTTTTGATGATATGTTTAAACAATTATCATCATATTCAGAAAATCTTCAAAAAATGTCTTCAACATTTCCAAATTACAATATCAAAAAGACTGCTGAAAACACCTATGTTATTGAACTTGCTGTTGCAGGATTCGGACAGCAGGACATTGAACTAATTCTTGAAGATGGTGTTCTTACTGTCAAGGGTCAAGTATCAACTGATGATAAGGCAGATTATCTTTTCAAGGGTATTGCTGATAGAGCCTTCACAAGGAAGTTCACTCTTTCGGATACTGTTGAAATCCAGAATGCAGACCTGATTAATGGTATGCTCAAGATTTGGCTTGAGAAATTTGTTCCAGAAACAAAGAAGCCAAAGAAGATCGAGATCAATAATAAAGAAACTTTCCATCATAAGGTGTAATTATGTTAAATAAAGTAAGAAATTTTTTCAGTAGATTTTTTGATAAAAATCAAACCAAATACAAAAAAATTACCATCAGTAATAGATATCCTTTCTATATCTAATGAGAATGGGTGGAGATTTCTCCACCCATTTTTACTATATACTTTTATAATATTTCATAGGAGATATCATGGCACAGGTAAATTCAAAAACAGAGATACAGAAATTATTAAAAGATGTTGGATATTACACGGGTCCTATTGATGGTATTTTTGGTATTGCTACATTTGATGCCATCAACAAATATCTCCAACTCAAGAATATAAATTACAAGTGGACCAGAGCCAGAAAAGCAAAGGCTATGGAACAACTTCTTTATCAATCATTGGGTATTGAAGTTGGCACTAT